CCCTCACCTGCAGCCATCGTTGCGTTAGTTGTTGTTACTGCTTGCCAAGATGTTCCACCAGATACTTCGGCAAAAGATAACTGACCAACACCTGTTGTGCCTGATCCTGTTACTGATGCAACTTTTAAAAATCTATCTGCTGTAACATTTCCAGTGGGAAATTTTAGGGTGTAGCTCTGCGAACTCGAATGCGCGGGAGATTGGAGCTTAATACCATGGGAGTTATTTTCACAGTTAAGTTGTAGAGTTCCTGGGTTCGTATTACCACCAACTTCCACAACACCGGTTCCGTTTGGTGTTAAATTAATCGCTCCGTCTGCCCCATCTGTAATTGTAATCGTACCAGAGTTTGTTCCAGAGTTTGTATCTAAAATTAAATCATATGCACCACTTGATGTGATTGTTGATGCAGCTGATCCTGTGCCAACTACAATTTCACCTGTTCCTTTTGGTGCTAAAGCTAAATCTACATTTGAGTCTCCACCTGCTGCAGCTAATTTTGGATCACCACCTGTAGCAGCGTTTGTAACATTTACATAGTTTACAGCTGAAGATGTTGTGCTAAAAAATAATTGTTCGTTTCCGTTTTCGTCTCTAATACCGTGATCGGTATCAAAGTCTATCATAAAAGAGTTAGTATCTAAGTTACCACCTAATTGTGGTGATGTATCATCAACAAGATCACTTGCTAATGCAACAGAGTCAATACCTGGATTAGTGCTGTCGTCTGCTTTTGCATAAACTAAAACTGTTTTACCATTTGCAATAGTGATACCAGAATCAGTTCCAGACACATATTTAAATACTACGTTCTGAGAACCTGAAGTTGAGTTTTTTAAAATGTAAAAGTTTTGTACATCAAGAGGAATAGTTACGTTTCTACTCGCTGTTAATGATCCTGTAAATTCAATAATTCTGTGCGCAAGAGTTGCACCCGTTCCACCATCTGTTACTGATAAAGTTGTATCTCCAGAATCAGATACAGCTTGTGTGGTAAAGCCACCAGATACTTGTTCTACGATCTGTAAATTTGTATTTGTCTTTGTTCCCCACGTTCCGGCGTTTTCACCAGTTGCCTGGAGTTCAATACCTAGGGGTGTAAATGTCGATGCCATATTAAGCTGCTTCTCCTGTTACGTCGTTATAGCTTGTATTTGAGCCAGTTGCAACATCCGAATATGAAGTATTCGAACCCGTTGAAATATCACTATACGACGTGTTACTGCCCGTGTCAATATTCGCTAAAGCAGTAACATTTACTGCTCCTACACTAACTGTAGCCGATTGTCCAGTCAATCCCATAACTTGATCTTTTGGATCTACGCTCCCTACAGAGGCTGTAGTAGACACTCCTGTTAATCCCATTACATCAGCTATTGTTAAACTCCCTGTTGAAGCGGTTGCAGCCTGACCAGTTAAAGTTATTACAGAGGATCCTAGTCCTATTAAAGAACCTAAAGTAGTTTCTATATTTAATCCTGATAATAAAGCTGCATCATTTGGTACAACTACAGAACCTATTCCGGTGTTTATAGCAAACCCTGTTAAATCAGCTTCATGTGAAGTTACACCTGCTGCTGTTCCTTGTGATGAAGTTATTGCTTGTCCTGTTACGGATACATCTTCGTTTGGTGCAACTGCTGTTCCTTGACCAACAGTGGATGATAATCCTGTTAATCCCATAACTTGATCTGCAGGGTCTACCACACCAATTGCTGCTGTTGATGATAATCCAGATACAGCAAAAGATACTTCTGTTACATTTGTAACTGTTCCTAAAGTTGATTGAAATGACACTCCACCAACTTCAACTGTTTTTGGTATTACAGGTGATATAGATCCTGTTGAAGATGTGGAAGAAACTCCTGTTGGTTCTACTAACGCGTTTGCTAAAATTCCAACTGCACCAATATTAGAAGTAGCAGCTATACCTGTTAATGAAACTGTCTCGTCTGCAAGATTTCCCCACTCACCATCATTCCAAGCTTTTGCACCCCATCCTGTTGCAAGAATAGAGTTTTCATTCCAATAAGCTCGGCCCCAGGTGAATCG